TGCAGGAATTATTACATCAGTAGCTACTGCCGCAAGTGCTCCACTTGATAAATCAGCAGAGAAAGTTTGCGCCATTACGACCTGACCTGTATTTTTCATATCAGTACCAACTGTGGTACCAGTAGTTTCTTTAATTGTTCCAGCCTTTATAGGACCAGAAAAAGTAGTTGTACCCATGTCAACCTCCTTAGTTGTCTTGTTTAAGTCTTGAGTAAATTCTATTCTAAAACAAAAAAGGCGCTCTTACAAGCGCCTTCTTCTATCTGGGAGGATCCAGTATTTTTTTTTACGAACCTTGTGACGCGTAAACAGCTCTAGGATCAGAGTAACCAAAGCTGTATCTCTCTCTTGCTTTGTATCTCATATTTCCTGTGTCAAAGTCGCCTTCCATGCCTGTAGCAAGGGCAGCTCTAACAAAGTGTTTAAAGCCATTAGGACAATCTGTTTTCACAAACCATGCATCCGTATCTGTTAGATAATGGTTAACTGTGTAACCACCTGGTAGCATGCCCATGTTTTTCAGAGCGTTAATGTCGTTGTCAGCAGTACCAACTCTTAGAGTAGACTCTAAGATTCTGTCAGCTACAAATTGAATGTTAACAGGAATAATTAATTTCTGTCCTTTCATTGCAATTTTTAAGCCTCTTTCGTCGATAAAACCAGCAATATCAATCATCGCTTGTTCTAATGAAACATCAGTTAGGTCAGCGTCAGTTGCCGCTCTGTTGGAAAAAGTTCCACCAAGAGCAGTTGGGTGAGCTGTGTTAGCTAAAGTAACACCATCTCCACCAGTAACTGCAAACGCATTATTTAATACGTTAGCACCTCTAACTTGTTTTGTGTAAGCCATAGATCTTGCTAGGGCTTTAGTGTAACGAGCTGAAAGACTGTCATATAAGTTGTCTTCGACCGCTTCCTCAGTTAACGCAAATGCTAGTGCAATTGTGTCATGAGTGTATCTAGCAGTGAAAGATTCAGAAGCAGTATCAAAACCAACTGCTGACCCTTCTGCTTTTACATTAGCTTGTCCAAATCCAACCAACATAACTTCTTCTTCAAAAGCTCTGTCACTTGATTCTTGCTCAAAAATTTGAGCAGCTTCGTTTTCGTAGCGTGCGTACTCCAAACCGAACAGGGCATTTAAACCAGGTTCTAGTTCTTTGGCAAGCTGTGCTCTATTAATAGCCATATCCTATCTCCTATATTCCTGCGGTTGAGTCCATAAAATGAACGTTAAGTTTTACGATCGCTAATCGACCTGCGGCAGTTTTATCAACTGCACCTTCTGCTACTGAAGCTTCATCATCAAATCCTACAATCTTCATATTTAAAGTTGCAGATCCTGATGCGATAGTACTTACAGCTAGTTCTCCTAGAGAATAGCCACTTGTATCAGTACCTGTAATCGCTGTTGCAAAGTTTGCATTAGCAAAAAGAGCGTTATCTGGTAACGCACCGTCCGCATTAATAACAAACAATGAATCAGGATTATCAGCCACATAAGCAGTAGCTTCTGTTGAAGCTTTGATTGCCGCGTAACCTGGCCAGTAAGGTGCCCAAGTTGGAGTTCCGTCTGTTGCAATATATTTACAACCCACAAAAACACCTAACAAAGGAACTGTACCGCCATTAGCATTTCCTGGTAAATCTATTAACCCGCTAGCTAGAGGGATAACTGGTGTTCCAGTATAAATTTTACTGGTAGAACCTGTAGTCAAGCCGTCGAAGTTAAGAGGATACGCATTAACGCCTTGATTATTATAGTTAGCACCGGTTTTTTCGTAAGGACGTAAACCAAATGCTGCATCTATATTAGCCATAATATGTCTCCTTTAGACATTAGGTAGTAATATCAATCTTGCCCATCAAGATTTTTTCTTACCACCAAATTCTACCCGAGACTGCCTTTCCTGAGAAATTGGCATGGAGGGGTGCTCTTCCCTCATAAGATCGTTGTCAACTGATTTTTGCTGGTCGCTTGTTAAATTAGCAAAATATTCATCTCTTGCTTCTTTAGTTTCAACCGGACATCTCATTAACATTAATCCACCTACTGCAATAACGCCTTTAAATTTACCTTCCGAAAGATGTGGTAAATCTAACCTGTCTGGATATTCTTCTGCTCTCACAGGTTCATATCCCGATCTAAGTCTAGAAGTTACATTCTTATCGTCTGAAGTACCTCTATACTCAAATCTTACCCACCGATGGTGAAAACCTTCTGGTGGTTCAGGTGCATCTAAATTAGATGGTGGAACCCAACCTTTTTTACGAGTTTCTTGTTCACGGGTCTCTAATTTGCGTGAGGTTTTTTGTTTACTATCTGTAGTCATATTACGCCTCCTTCACGTGTTTTGCGTACTCTTCGAGCGGCACACCAAGTTTTTTTGCGATAGCTACCTGTGAAGGTGTGAGTCTCACAGTGCGGCGTCCAGTGGACGTTGTTCTTACAGCAGAAGCTACTTTTTGAGTAGGCTTCGACTTTGCCTCAAATTTATGAGGAAACTCTTTTCGGATTCTCCGATCGATTTCATTATAATACTCATCGTCTCTCGGATCAACCCCATTTTTTACTAAATCAGTATGAATATCATATGCTGTATATGTCATCGCATTATCCGTACCAAACCAATCATTTTTTTGTGCCCACGCCTCTGCTTTAGGGTCCTTCGGCGCTTCTTCTTGAACTTGAGTAGGAGCTTGTTGATCAATAGCTTTATTTATATCAACTGGTGTTTCTTTTTCTGCCTCAGCTTTTAATCTTAAAGCTTTAGCTTTGGAAACTTTTAGTCTTTCATCTTCTATAGTTAATCGAGAAATTTCTTGATTAGCCGCTACTTGTTTTTCAACATCTTGTGCTTGAATAGCAGCTTCTAATGCTCGTTTAGCAAATTCTTTTTGATTAACAAGAGCCTTTTCTCTGTCAACTAACATAGATTCATTTTGAACCATATTAGTAGATTTTAATTTATCTGATTCCGTTTTAACTTGTTTAGCGTAGTCAATAGCCGCTTGTTCGCGTCTTTCAGCTTCACGCATTTTCTTAGTTAATTTATCAATACGTTTTTTTACCCCTGCACTATATTCTTCTAATTCTTCTTCTTTAGTTTCGACAGGAGGAGTAGTAGTTTCTTCTTGAACTTCTACAATAGGGGTATCAGCTGTCGGTTCTGGTGTTTTAACCGACTCAACTTTTTCCTCCTTTAATTCCACATCTACAGCTTCTCCAGATGTATCTATTGGAACTAATTTTTCTGATTTAGTTTTCGTTTCTACTTCTTGCATAGAATTCTCCATGTTACATTAAATTTGCTGGCAATATATCTCTTGGATCTTCGACAACTGCCAGTACTTCATCGTCGTTGATTATGCGAAGTTCACCACCATCAATACTAAGTCTAGACCCAGCATATTTTGTAATGATAATCCAATCGTCTTTCTTGCACCACGGCCCATTAGGAAATTTATTCTTATCTTGATAAGCATCAGGTCCTACAGCAATAACTTTACAAATGTTAGTTGCCACAGATGCCTGTTCAATAGCCTGATCTGTAAGAAGTACACCTCCTGATGTTTTACCTTCTAATTTTAAAGGAAATAAAACAAGACGGTATCCTGTTGGTTGAGGTACTTTTTCTATATCTTTCTTTTGTTTCTCTTTCTTCTTGCCATCCCAAATATGTTTTGGCATAATTAGTTTACTTGCGGTCTTATTCATCTTCTAGCTCCGTTTTTCTTAGCAGGTCCGTGAGTTCCTGTACTTCTTGTTGTAAAGCATGTAACTTACCTGTTAGATACTTATACTCGTCCCAATTTGGAACGCCCTGTAATATAGCTTGTTCAACAGCAGTTTGTCTACTAATTAATTCTTTTTTGTAATATGTAAAAAAATTCTCTAGGCGCATGAGTTCATGTGGTCACTCATCTCTTGAGCTCTGTTGGGTGTTTGTTTTGCCCAACGTGAATCGAGCATTTCGATCGACGCAACATGATAATTAGGTGGATCTTCTGCAAGTGCTTTCCACATATTACGGAATTTTGACACTCCAGATTTTCCAAGTTGAAAAATCATTTCTATAATTATAATTTTTGCATCGTCTGAGATGTTGTAACCTTCGCATAATTCTTCAGCACTTTTAATAGCTGATTGTAAATCATGTTCCAGTATAGTCATGAGGAATTTTTCCTCATATTCTTTATCGTCTTCCCAAAAATCTTCCACACACAGGTGCCCGACGCCCACGGTTCTCTTACCTAGAGTATCAAGGTATACCTTGTTTCTATAACCTTCATGCTTCTTTACTGAAGCTAAAAGTTTTTCCATATCTATCATGTGTATATTTTTGTAATAGGTCGTTTATTTTTTAACATTCTGCCAAACCCTCTGGGTTGAACCTCTATATAACCTCCCAAGTTCTTTTTGACAACCTTATTCCCATGTTTTTTTGCCCAACTTTTAGCTATTTCAGGTTCGTTGGCATATAAGTAAGCTCTTTGTTTTTTTGATTTAAAAGGCACTATTTTTTAAAACCTTTGAGGGTTTTAGCTAATCTTGCTCTTTGTCCAGTCTTACCTTTTTGTTTGGCTGCGGCATTAAGTTTTTTTGCAGGAATATCTTTACCTGCTTTTACACCTAAAGATTTCCGAAGAGATCCTGGTTTCTTAATTGCTTTTTGAATCCATTTACCATCTTTAGCTTTAATCACAGAACCTTCTCTAGAACCTTTAGCTTTTGGTCCTGGAATAGTTGATCCTTCTCTAGAACCTCCTACACTAGCTCCTTTAATAACAGAAGTTTGTGCAGAACTTTTTGCCATTTTAGCCATTATTTTGCAATACCCATTCCACGTTTAGCTATTCCGCCACCACGTCTTTTGATTGCTCCACCCTTTTTTCTCATTGTTGGGTTATACCCTGTAACACTTCGAACAGTTGGATCAGGAGACCAACCCATTGGGTTCATTCCTCCGCCCATGCTGCCACCCATGTTTTTCTTTGAAACTTCTTTTACAATTCTTTTCTTTTCTGCTTTTAAATTTTTCTTACCTTTTTTAGTGTAAGCTTTTTCTGAGTCAACTCTACCAAGTTCCTCAAGTCTGTTCATTCGTTTAGTATTAGCCATAGTTTTCTCCTATTTTTTCTTAATTAAGCCCATTGCACCTTTTCCGGCCTTAATGCCGAAGCTAGCTGAGCAGGCGATATATAATAAATGTTTATAATAATCCGGCAGTTGTTGCAAGGCAACAAACCCCGCTTCTATATGTACAGTCATTCCTGGAAAAAATACGAGTGTCGCTGGAGCCAAAAGACAAATTAAAATTAGCTCATCTTTCCATGACCCTTTCATTTGGTCAACGGCTGATGCTTCCCACTTCACTTTTCCGGCGATCTGATCTTCTTTCAGCTTAGTAGCTGCTTTCACTTCTGTAATTTTTAATTCTGCTTTTGCTTTTTTGGTCTCGACGAAGCCACGAACCGTATCCGCGGCAACGCCGAGTAAGGGTTTTGCTAAAAGTTGCCAGACCATAGTCTAGGCAGCCCCGCCTGTCATCCAGCTTATAACCCAAAGAACTACGATCGCTACGATAGCGGCCTTAATCCAGTCCTTCATTTTCCACTGAGACCATTCTTTAACATGTTCCCATAGATCTTTTATTAGGTTCATAAAACCTCCTTTTAAGAATTATTATATACCAGAATTAAAGGTTATCTTAAACCTTTAAAAGGAACTTTTTTAATTTGTACTTTACTTCTTTGTCCTTTTGGACCAGCACCTAAGTTATCATTTACTTTAGGTCCTTCCATAGACGCTGAATAAACATCCGCAATAGATGATTTATTTTTAAACTCTCCTGCATAAGGATTCATGTCTGTTGAAACAGTCATCTTTGCATTTGGATATTTTTTACCATTTATCCATTTTGGTTTTGGATTATTAAGTGACATATTCTCTCCTTACACTCCTAATGTATCGTTGGTTTGATTAACGCAACAAAGTCTGCTGTGTTATGATTCATTAGTCTATCTGCTTCTACAGGAACTAATTTCTCATACAATAGCATTTGTGCTACACCCATCATAGCACCAGCTAAGAGTATACTATCTTCATTATTTTGGGAAGTCTTTTCTACATATTCCAACAAGTTTGAAAATAACTCTTGAAGTCTAACTTCTGCTTCCGTCAATACTTCATTTTTAATTATCAAATCTTATATCCTTCTGTACATCCACTTTTCTTGGATCTTTTTTACTCTTTTCTATCTCTTTTTGCTTTGTTAAATTCACATTTGCTCGTAACTGTGCAATATCTTCTTGAGAATCAATTTTATCTTGCGTTAAATCGGCTGTTTGTTGCAATTTCGCTTGATCCATACCCAATCTACCTTGATCCATAGCAGTTTTACGCTGTAAATCACCTGCTTTGATGTTAATTTCTTGTTGTTTTAGGTTAATTAGTGGATCTTCACCCATTTCTTGTAGTACTTCTTGTTCTTCTGTTACCATTTCCTCTGTCATTAAGGCAATTTTCTCAGAAATTTGTTGTTCCATAGCTTCTTGGAACTGTTGTTGTAACTCTGGAGGTATTTGACCACCATATTGTTGAGTAATTTGCTCTAATTCTTGTTTGCTTTCCTCTTCTACTTCTTCCCTAGCTTGTAATCCTACATGTTCCATAATATGACCTTGTAAAATTGCCATTGTAGGTGGATTATTTTTAACTAAAGCTGAAGACATGAACGCTCTATGAGCATCTATGTGAGCCATTTGATTTTGATTTCTAAAAGCTACTAAACCTTGACCTTTTAAAGAATTTGCATTTTCAACAGCAGGATCGGTAGGTTCTGGTTGAGGTGGAATAGGTAAAATTACATCAATATCTTTTACACCTAATGCTTGATACATTCTTCTATAAGCTTCATACATATTATGCGAAGCCGGATCTGCTTGTGCTAATTGTAATTGCGTTTGTGCCAACGTAACACGTTGAGACATAGAAAATATATTTGGATCTGATACAGGAATAATATCTATATCATCACTAAAGTCTTCTGCTTTTAAACTTGGTATTCCATCATTACCTACTTCATACGGATAAACAGCAGGTAAAGCTTCTGCAAATATTTTTGCTAGTAACTTAAATTCTATTTTTTGTGCATAGTGTAATCTTTTATGAATAGCGGACATGACTCTTGCGCCACGTTCCATGAGTGCCATTGTAGTTCCTACTGGTGCACCAGCCGCCGCACCTTCACCAACCTTTTGGTCAGCAATAGCTGCAAATCTAGTTCCTGCTTCTACACAAAAACCTAATAATTGAAATAATGTACCACTTGGTTCTTTGTAAGGTAATGGCATTAAGCCTTCACGCAAACTTCCACCAGGTGCATCTACATCCCTGAACTCTCCTGGTTGGAGTGGAGTATCATCGTCTTTAACTCGCAATCCACGAGCCTTGAAACCCGCAGGGAGATTGGACAACGTACCTGCATCGAGAAGTTGTCTAAGTGCTGCTGTTGCAGTTCTTGATAATCCCCCGAGCATGTGGATAAGACCAAAGCCATAAAAACTAAACCCAGGTAAAAACTTATAGTGTACAAAATACTGTGTCTTTTTTCTTTTTGGGTCATCTTCTTTATAGTTTCTATATATAGATAAAATTTTTGTTGATCCTCTATCTAAAGTTACAATGTAAGGAACTTTAATTCCATCATCAGCATCAATACCAGGAATGTTTAAATCAACGTGCATTTCTAATAATTCATAATCATCATTATTGTAACCAGTTTTTTGCATTCCTGAAATACGATCTTCTTTTTCTCGCAAGCCTGTTTCGTTATCATAAACCTGCAAAGGAACATCACGATAAAATCCCGCTACTTGTAGTTTTCTTATTTCATTTTCAGATTTTCTAAGACTATGTGTTACTCTTTCACATGTTAAAATATCAGTTGATAAGTAAGGAACATATAAGTCATCACTTGGAATAAATTTAGCAACCGCTCTCTCCAGTTCTACATCATAATAAATTTTCTTAAAAGCCGAACCAGATAGTGGTAAGTAAAATAATAATGAATCCATATCAGGATCATACTCTTCCATGTTATGAGATATTTGATAATTCATATACTCTTTAACACGTTGAGATTGTTCTTCTCGTTGACGATCTACTTTTCCAATAATCTGTGTGCTAACAGGACCGCCTGGAGGTAATAATTCTTTGTAAGCTTGGGCTTGAAATTGTGTAATAGCCTCGGACAACATTGGGTGAGTCACGGAACTCGCACCTTGAAATGGTTGCGATCGTTCTTGATACCTAAATCCTAAAAGATCTAATCCTTTTTTATATGTCTCTTCCCATTCTTTTCTTGAAGATTTATCTGTTTCAAAAGATTCAAATAAATCATTGGAGATACTTCCTAATTCGCTTTCATCAATAACCTCAGCGAGGTTCATATCAAAAGTTGTTTCAATTAAATCTTCAGGTGCTCCTATAATAGCGGAGCCGTCTTCTTGAATTTCTACGTTTTCAGGAGTTAATCCTTCTTGCAGTTCTATATCTGTTAATTGAGAAATAGCTTCTGCTTGTTCTTCAGGAAATCCTGCAGGTGGATTGGGAGTATAACCTACTCCTACCGGTCTATCTATTGCCATTATGCTGCCTCAAATATATCAATTATTTCGGGAGTATACACCATCCCTCCTTTTTTTCTATGTGTTTTATGTGGTAATAGCATTTCTGGTGTAATCTTAATAGCAAAAACCTCACCCATACCATCTACTTTTATAATTTTAAACTCAGAGTTATTTTCTTGAGCTGCTCTTTTAAGAGCTTTTTCTATAACCGAAGTATAGTGTTTTCCACTTGGGTCAACCGAATCAGGTCCACCATAAAATTCTTCCATCCCAATACCTTTCATATCTTTAGTTCGTTGATCTCTTGGGGTTGCTGTTCCCCCTGTTTGACCATATCTTCTGGTAATAAATTTAGACGGAGAAACGGCGTACCACTGCGCTGCATCAGGTATCTTATTAGGGCCATATAGTAAATTAG